CTTCGTTTGCACCACCAGAAGTAAAGTCAAAGCTAGTAGTACCACCATCGTCAAAATGTAAAAATTGCAATTTAGAAGCTGATGGATAATCCATAGCTATAGCAGCACTGCCTTGTTTAAACAAAGAAGCTAAAGCCTCACTCGGACCAGCACCACCACCAGTAATCTTAGTCGCTGTGTAGTTAGTGATAGCCTCTGCGGCATCGGCTCTTGATCCAATAAATTCTACTGTTAAAGGCGTAGGCATTATGCTGATACTCCATCTATTTGTAATCTATAAAAACTATTAGAAGTAGAAGCACCGTCTTCTAATGTTAATTTTAACCAAACCCCTTGATAATCTAAAGGGGTTAAAAATCCATCCTGCGGAAGGCCACTACTCGCATTATCACCAAATATATTTACACCAGTAGGAGCAATAGTTCTATTCATTGTAGTCTCAGAACTCTGCTTTATTTCCTCTAGACCAAACTGAATTATTGTATAAAGACCGGTTGATACTTCACCAACAGTAACAGTATTTAAAGCGGTGGATGCGTTATTATTCCTTACAAAAACCTTTTCATACAATATCTTATCATCACCGCCAGCTTGATTCGCTGTGGCATCGTAGAATATTCTTTCAAATCCTGATTCGTTATTATATATGATACCTATGGATGCGTCTGTACTAGCATCTCTTAATGTTATATCTCCAGAAGGTGATGGATAAATAGCGGAAATAATTCTTTCAAATTGCTGAGATCCAGAAACTGTAGTAGTGCCACTAACAGCTATTGTTTCATTTAATAGAATTCCGGCAGCGTTTCTTCCAGTAATAACAACATTTCCAGAATCTGAGTTATCAGAACTAAAAAGCTCAACCACATCAGTAGCAACTATGTCTGTAAAGGTAACACGCAGGCTAGTGTTTATATCGCCTCCGGCTGTAGCAGTGTCATTTTTAGGTTTTTCTTGACTAGCGTAAATTACTATGTCGGATGCTGTAACTGCCATTATTCACCACACCAATTTAATGTCCATGTTGAAAGTTCTTCTTCTAACGTCCAAGTTAAAATACTGTCTCCTTGAATACACCAAGTTCTATTGCTAGGAATATCCAATAAAGGAGTCTGAGAATAAAAATATAAAATTAAATTTCCATTTATCATTTATTTTCTGCCCAGTTCATAGTTAAGCCAAATTTAACACTACCCTGATCAGCTACGGCAGATATTACCACCATCTCTCCGGGTTGAATATCAAAAATTTCTACTTCCGCTACTGATGGAGCTATGTTTACTATATCATTACATCTAAATTCACTCTGCAAAGTTCCACCGGTAAATCCATCTACAGAAGTGCTTAAAAGCATAGTGTTATCAGTAGCAGCCACCCAAGTTGTATTTCCTTCTAAATAAATAGGATCAAAATCAGTCCCTTTGTATATCCTAAATTCGCCAATATTATTTGAAGTCAAAACCAATCTTATAACTTCTGCTATAGATTGATTTGTTTTTCCCTTATAAAATTGCGGCATACAAAATGCTATTATTGGCTCTTCTGAAGTTCCTATAGTTTCTGTAGCAGAAACACTTTTCTTATTGATATGATTAATTAACTTTGTTCCACCTTCTAAAAATGCAGCAGCCGAACTGCCAAATATTTCAACTGTGTCAGACGTAGAGCCATTACCCGCAACATAAATAATTGGAAGATTTGGATTACCAAGAGATGGAATATTATTTGAGCCAGCATAATGAATATCATGGACTTTTACAAAAGTTCCTTTGTCTGGATGTTCTACAAAAAATTCCATATTGCCAAAACCAAGCCATTGATATCTTATTTCAAAAACATTTCCAAATGACCAATCTATGTTTGGTAAAAATTGTGTTCCGTCTGCTTTATCACCATTCCAAGTATTTTGAGGTATTAAAGTTTCTTGCGCAAGAACCCCTGTAGAAGTCGGAGAAAAAACACCTGTAGCATTGCTAGTACCAAAATCAACATCAAAAACGCCAGTCTTTGGACCCGTTCTCAAAGCAATAAATTGTACATGATTTCCAAAATTGAAAGCTTGATAGCCAGCAACTAGCAAGTCTATAGTATTTAGACCGCTAACAAATTCAGAGGCGGTATCCGCCGTTAGACTGCCATTATTTGTTACAGATCCAGTTACAGGAGTTCCATCCAAAGTCACAACTATATTGCTTGAGCTATCAGAGCCTGTGGTAAAATCTAATAAATGTGAATCTCTTTGGCCATGTCTTCTGTGAAGAATGTTCATCGTGGCATCTTTGTAATTAAACAATAATGCATTTTCTTCTGTTCCTAAACCAGCACTTGACCCAGCATTAGTTCCTGAAACACCTGTTGTAAACCCAGCAGTAAATCTAGCACTAGCGCCAAGGCCCGGCCTGTAATTAAGCGTTCTCCTGCTCACAACAGCGCCAATAGAATTTGAAGTAGGTCCGGCAGAAATTTTCAACCTGCCGCTTTCTGAAATATTAGTAGCCTGACCAAAAGTAAAATCAAAAACAATTTCTGGATTTATTTCATAAGTAAAATTTAAACTTACTTGTTCTGTTTGCTGTGCAACTAAAGTATCATTGAAGGCTGTTTTACTTTGAGACGAATACATAGGAACGGGATTGTTTTCATCAACAAAACCTTCATTAACACCTTCTGTTCCAATTATCATCTTTGAAACAGGATACCCAGTTCCACCAATCAAGTCAACCAAGATATAAGCATCTTGACCTTCCGTTACTCCAATTTTTGATAAAGTCATATTATTACCTAACTAGTAATTGAACAAGCGCTTTCTTTACTAAAGCTCCATAAATTTGGATCTTCGCATCCTATAGTCCATACTAATTTTTTTGGTTCTATAGAATAAAAAGGCGATGTCTCCACAGGAATATCTTTAATAACAGAAACCGGTAAAGTGAAAACAGACTCGTCTGCCAATGCACTTATAGGAGTTTCTGATATTGCCCCATCGCCAAATAACATTTTTACCTCTAATTAAAACTTATAAATGAATGTTCTGAAGCCCCGCCACTTCCAGCAGGAAATCCAAGCGGTGATCCAGCATATCTTTCAGAAGTCACAGAGCTATCTGCTATGCTGGTTTCAATAAATGTAATTCCTATTTGATCTTTATAATCTTGAGTGAGTGAAAAATCTCCGTTTTCTGGATCTGTCAACGCAGAAGATCCTAAAGTTATTGTGTTTGCGCCGACACCACCAATTTCCGCTGTATTTATAGCATTAATATCTCCACCAGAAACCGAACTAACATTAAATAAAACATTGTTTTGAACTTTAAAATGTTTACAGGCACTTTGAATTCTAAAGGCTTGGCCTGCTCCCTCAATATAGTTGTATTGGCATGTACATATATCATCTACTTCCATTGCTCTGCGATTTCCTGTAGATCCATTTTTATAGTAGAAAGTGTTGTGCTGCCAATTGGCTACGGATGCAGTATTGCCTATGCAATCATTTGTACTTCCGTCAATAACAAATACACAACCATTTACATTATTAGAGCGAATAAGGTCGGAAGTTACATTATTGCCACTAATTTCAAAAAAACAATCCAAAACTCTACCTGCCGAAGTTGCCCTTAAAAAGTTAGCTGTGGGTCTCATGTCTAAAAATTTACATCTTTCAAAAGTATGACTATTATCTCCAATTATATAGGAACCTCGGAATACACAATCATAAAAATTTATATTATTGTCGAGATCGCCTATCAATCTATATCCATCTGATCCGTCACCACCAGAAAAATGAATATATTTAAAATTAAACCAATCAAGATTAATATCTGTCCAGTATTGACCAGTTCCAAAATCTAAATAAGCCAACCCCGTAGTGTCAAATTCGTCAGTTACATATGGACAAATCAGCCCCTGAGCGCTAACAGTACCACCTGTAGGAAGTCCAGAAGTAACGACTTCGGGAGAACCTTTAGTAGCGTTTTTTATGTTAAATACATTAATTGTTGTAACTGGAAGAGTCGGATTCTGTTCAAATGCATAATCAAGACTGCCATAGGGATCTGCCTTTGTGCCAGCACCAGTGAAGCCGCCTATGCTACTATCTATATAATAATGTTGATAAGCCATTATAATCCTTGTTTAATAATAAGGTCCGAACTTACTAACCAATCGTCAGGAACACCAAGTAAATACTCTGGAATTTGATCTTCAAACCATTGGTTCATACAATCTAATTTTTCCAATAAATCATCACGATCAGAATTTGATCCCTCTAAAGCGATCAGATAATCCGCTTCTATTACATCAAATTTAGAAGCATCTACATTATTACAAACAAGCCTGCACTTATGTTCAGCCGCTTGTGATATGTACTTATATTGATGCATTGTTTTCATATTATATTCCTTATACTGGTAGCCATCCAGTGGCGCCAGGCGATACCTCTTTATATTTAATACAGAAATCAATCTGGGTAAAGTTTTCAAGATCATTATTGATAACGATAGCGAAGATATCTCCAGAATTAAAAGCTCTATCCCAACCGCTTAAACTAGTGTCTGTAGAAGAAGTGAACTGCAAACCTGTAGATTTAGGATAATCAGATCCTACAATTGAATTTCCTACTTGAGGAACGGTAGAATAATCTGTTTTCCAAATATCAAAAGTTACAATACCAGTTTCACCGCCAGCTATCTCCCAGCCTGTAATATTACCAGCATATGGACTTCTACAACTATATCTTTTTACTCCGGTGGAAATAACCGAGCCGCCACCATCAACACTGAAATTGATAGTTCTTAAATTACTAGTAGCATCTACCCTTACAGTATTACTAGCGGAACTATATAGAATGGTATTTTCAATAGTTCCAGTAAAGAGGACGGTTTCGGAACTTGCAATAGCGTCTATGTTTCCGGTTACATTAATAGACCAAGGCTCGTAAACCAAACCCGATAATGTTTGGACATCTGCATCAAGTAAACCCGTGGCTGTTTCTAAATCAAATATTTTACTATCGTTAGTCAATATTGCTGCTGTATTAGCGGCTACATCTGCATTTAACAAACCTGTTGCGGTTTGTAGTTCTTGAACGTCAGCGTCCAGAAGTCCAGTTGCGGTTTGAAGCGCCTGAACGTCGGCATCCAGAAGTCCAGTTGCAGTTTGCAAAGCTTGAACATCAGAATCCAAAAGTCCGGTTGCAGTTTGCAGAGCTTGAACGTCGGAGTCTAGAAGTCCAGTTGCCGTTTGTAAAGCCTGAACATCTGTATCAAGTAAACCTGTAGCTGTTTGTAAATCAGATATATTGCTATCATTATTTAATATTTCATTCTGATTAGTTGTTATCTGTCCCTGTAGATATCCGCTTACAGTGGTTATGTCACCAGATATACTAACTGTATTCGTGGAAAAATCATAAAATACAGAATTATTTCCTAGCCCAGTAAATGCAACAGTATCGCCGCTAGCTATTGTTTCACTAGCTCCGGTAACGCTAACATTCCAATCATATCCACCGCCGCCACCACCACCACCAGATCCATCATGAGGAGATCCAGAAATAGTTACGGTATTTGTAATTTCATTATAAGATACGAAAGAAGTCCCAATACCAGTGAACGTTACTGTTTGCGAACTTGTAATAGCATCGTTAGAACCAGAAACATTTAAAATCCAAGGCTCATAAACTAAACCCGATAAAGTTTGAACATCTGCGTCCAACAGCCCTGTCGCTGTTTCTAAATCAAATATCTTACTATCATTAGTTAATATGGCTGCTGTATTAGCCGCTACACTTGCATTTAATAGCCCTGTGGCAGTTTGCAATTCCTGAACATCAGCATCCAACAAGCCTGTAGCAGTTTGTAGCTCTTGAACATCTGTGTCTAATAATCCGGTTGCGGTTTGTAGTTCCGATATGTCTGAGTCGTTAAGGGTTATGTTATTTGTATTGGTTGTAACTCTTGCGTCAAGCAATCCTGTAGCAGTCTGTAATTCTTGTACATCAGTATCCAATAAGCCTGTAGCGGTTTGTAAATCTGAAATGTTTGAGTCGTTATTTAATATCTCATTTACATTGGTTGTTATCTGTCCTTGTAAATAGCCACTAACCAATGAGACTTCAGCTTGCGTAGAAAGTCCAGTAACAAGTATATCTCTTCGCACCTTGCGAATCGCAGCGCCTCTTTCCAATATAAAATTATCAGAAGCGGCAATAGAAGATGCAGCTGTCTGACCAGAAATAGAAGCGGCTGTCAAGAAAGTATTTATAGATGCCGTATCACCAGCGTTGGTAAATGTTGCAGAACCGGTCACTTGATTTGAAAGCTCTATAGTTACAGCGCTAGTTAGACCACTAGCATTAGACACGGTTTCTTGAAGCTGTCCAGTAAAAGCAATAGTTTGGACATTACCATCTGGCAATAATATTCCAGTATAAGAACCAGAAACTATGCTATTATCATCAACTATAACTGATTTGGAGGCAGGGTATGTAATAAATACATTTGATGTTTGATATATGTCTATAAGTGTAGAAGTGCCGCTATTACTGTCTATCGGCTGTCGGGCAAGTGTATTTCCAGAATATGTTCCTATCCCCACTTCCCATTGAATACCATTTTGAATGGCGTAATATGTTTTTTGTCCATCAGATAGCACACTAGAAAATATTTCAAATGATGGTATGCTAGAACTTAATGTTATCGTCCCAGTTCCTGAAGTAGATGTAACCTGCTTTACTCTATCATACAAATTTATCATATCGCCATTTCCTGATATATTAAAAAAACCGATGGCAGCGACTGCCACCACCGGTTATAAATTTTATCTTAAAGACAATTAGAAGGAGCCGAGGATAACACGACGGTTATCAAGTACGGCAAAACCTTGCTCTTGCCAGCCGTAGAAGCCAGCGCGTCTTTGACGATGCAATGTTTCGTCTTCAAAGATCTGAAGACCAGCACGAACTGGCATTACAAAGCTGTCATTGTTGCTCATATCAAGACCAACAACGATTTCGCTGTCGCCAGCAGGCATTGTACCACCGAGATCTTGCTCGTAGAATACTTGGTATTCTTGATCATCTCCAAGCTCATCAAGATCATGCAAGTTAACTTGGAAGATGCGGGTAAGCAAACCACCTTCAGTGGTGATCAACTCACGACGAGTGATTTCATCAACTTCGTCAACGCCCCAGTTACGGATATCTTCCAAACCTTCTGGACTCATGAACAAGTCAGTCAAGGTTCCACGATTGATGGAGCTAGAGTTACCGCCACCATTTCTTCTCATAGCGACTTTCATCAAAGAAACCAAACGCTTAGAGAATTGGCTGTTAGCTGCATCTGGATCATAAACCAAGATGTTACGATCAACGCCAGCAGAAATCAAAGTGTGCCATCCGTCGTCGTTCATTTTCTTGGTGAACTGTGAACGCATAACGTCCATAGCGCGACCAACAACGTCCCAACGAGCATCACGAGCATACTTCAAGAGCCAGTCAATAGAAGCACCAATGTCATAGGTTGGAACCATGACGTAATCGCCTTCTACGTGACGCTCTGGAATGCGACCGTGATTAGGAATGGTGTAAGCAACGAAATCTTTTTCAGATCCTGGAGCCAAGAAGTCCAATGGGAATTCGCTGGTTGCGCCAGGAGCGAGATTAATTACTTCAAAGATACCACCAAGAATGTCACCATCCATGATACCTTTACGAAGAGGGAGTTCCAAAGCCTTGGCAAGCTCTTGTACTGCTGCCAAAGACTCTTCCCTTTGCAATGAACCAGACTGCTTGAGCAGGCTAGACATTTCAGGTGTATGTTCAAAAGAATTTTTCATTTTAAATTTCTCCAAAATTTTATAATTAAACGATGTTGATTTCACATTTAGCAAAACCGTCAGCGTCCAAGACAGACAACCAACGACCAACTTGATCACTTGTGTTTTCTTCGCTAGCAGTCGTCAAACGACCTTGCAAATCAAAGTGAACTTGCTCGCCAATAACTGGAGTACCAGAAATTTGGTCAGTAACAACAGTACCACGACGGAGCAAAGTAACTTTGCCACCGAGTTGTACTTCATCTTTGTGCTGGTTGTAGTGTTGACGAGTCAAGTCAAGGTTAACAACATCATTCAGCAACAAACCTGCTGGTTCATCAGTATAAGCAGATACATCAACTACTTGAGCCAATGCGTCATCCATAGCAGCGCCAGAGCCACCTGTACTATGAGCAAGCATAATACCTCTCTCTGCAACTGCATCATTTTTGTAGAAACTAATATCGGTTAGATGTTCTACACGATCTGGTTTTAAAGCCATTTTATATTCTCCCTAAAACAAATTAGTTTTTATTGATAATACATTCTTTCACCCACTGATCCAAACCAGCGCGTGCAGTTGACAATTCTGTTTCAGCTACTTCGCTTGAAACAGCGACATCACCTTTTTCGGTGATTTCTTCAACGACTTCAGATGCTTCTGTTTCTTCAACTTCTTCCTCAGTGGCTTCAGTTGCTTCTTCAGAAACTTCTTCTGTAGCTTCAGCGTCTTCTTCGGCTGGGGCTTCTGAATCTTCTTCTTCAGCCTTAACCTTTTTCATCATCGCTTCTTCGTCATCTTTTTTCTTATTTTTGTAGTGCATATCAGCAACAGTCTGAACCATTACGTCAAACTGCTCATCAGACATGCTAGCGAAAGTTTCGTAATTGGCTTCTGCTTCTTCTTCAGAAAAACCAGCTTCAACCATTTTATCTTTACGATCTTTCTTTTTCTTTTCTTCGTGCATCTTGTGCATTTCTGCTTTCAATGCTTCAAGTTCTTCAGATTGAGTTGCTGCTTCAGCGGCAACTGCTTCTTTAGACTCGGTGGCTTCAGTCAATTGAGTTTCAAGATCCTGAGCTTTAGTTTCAAACTCTGCGATAGCTGATTCTAATTCTTTGATCTTATTTTCATATGCTGAAACATTTGCTTGAGCAAGCTTGTCAGAAAGCTCTTGGTTCTCTGCTTGAGCAGCAGCCAAGGCATCTTTCATCTCTTTAAGTTGCTCATTCAAAATTTCGTTAGACATTATATTCTCCTTTTTAGAGGTCTGAACATTATCATTAGAATAAAGTTGCTTCTCTGTACTACTAGTTACACCATTTTCCTTAAAAAATACACTTTTACTGGTTTGGGCATTTGCAAATGATAAATTATAATCTCTATCAAAGATAATGCTGTCAGGATTTGCAGGTCTTTCTACGAATCCCTTACCACTAAAGGTAATATTTCTAAGTACCCTTCCGATTTTATGTCCTTGGTAAATCCCTTCTCCTCCATAAGATCTAAGATGTTGTGTAAGAAAAGCAGTATTTTCGTTTCTGGCTATAACGTGGTTATTTCCATCTGGGGCAATAACACCATAATCAAAACCTCTAAAAATACACTCCATAGACACAAACTTTTCACCATCTTCTATTTCGGATATGAGTTGTTCTGCCCTAGCTCTCAATTCTGGATCTTGCCATTGCCTATAAATTACAGAAGAAACCAAGATATGGAATTCTTCAGGAAGCTCAGAAGCCTCTGTTTCATCTGCAATTAAATTGAAATCAAGATCAACCGGCCAACTGTCAATTATACCACCAACCATCTGTTTTTCATCATGCTCAAGGTTTGTGGGCTTGAACTTAGGAGTATTCCTAGCAGCCCATACTTCTGCCTTGTTAAAAATATCATCGTTTCTATTCCATACAGTAGAAACTAGTATAGAGTAAACGTGAAACAGATCAGGGTCATCCACAGAGGCTTGGGCAAACACGTCCCAAGTGTCATTAGGAACTTTTATTTCGCTTTTGTCTGTAACTACTTCGGCAGTGAAAGCGATAGAAGATTGGGCTAGTATTTGATCTTCTAAGCCCAAGTCTTTTTCTACATTATATACTTTTATTTTATTTTCCATTTTTACCTCGTTTTATAATGAACGAAATACGAAGCTCTCATGTCTCGCACTTGATCAATATTAAGTTTACCTGTTATTTCAGAAGCTTCTGTAAGCCAACCGCTGAATTCCTTATGGATACTTTTATCTGTATTATTAGAAGCTAGAGCTACGGCCTGCTCGTCAATATCCTGTCCCATACTTAAATTACACAAAATCTCAAATTTTATGTCTTCTAGCTCTTTAAGTTCTTGGTTATTAAGGCTTCTAACAGAGCTTTTGTCAAAAGAGGCCAATATAACAGGATTAATAATTTCAGATATTTTTGATTGTGCTTGCTTTGCCCAGATCTCGGCACTAGCTTTTAACTTAGGAGTAAATTCCTTTGGTTTTCTAGTGCTTTGATCTTTAGAATTTTTAGGTCTTCCTTGAGGCGCTGGGGCTACTTTTTCTTGATTTGGAGGAGAATTAGTTTTAACTTCCCTCATCTCAACAAGAGATTTTTCGCCATTTTTCTTTTTGTCTAATTTAACGCCGACCTCAGATGGACTAGTAATCCCCGTCTGTAGAGCAATCTTCTTCAAGCTGTGATCTTTATCTACTTGATGGTAAGGGCTTACTTTTTCCATATCTTTATTTTCCTTGGTCTTATTTTCATCTGTAATTCTTCTGTTCTCAATGTCTGGTCTAGCCTTGACATGTCTTTGAACAAATTCGTCACTGATAATGTTTCTGTCAGCCATATTGAGAAGCAATGTCGTCATAGCTGCCGGATCTTCCAAATACATTATATCAAATTCCACATGTGCTGGTTTTCTAAAACCCATAGCCTTTTGGACTAATCTGATTTGCTCATTCCAGAATTCAATAATAATATTCCTAACATAATTCAATCTTTCAACCAAAGTCTTTAAGGCTATAAAGTTATTAGTTGTTCCACTAGAACCAAAAGTACCAGTAAGAGTTGGAGGAATACCTAAGCTTGCGTAAATAGCCATAAGCGTAGGCTTATACTTTTCTTCACCCAAATATGATTGAATATCACTACTTGTTTCTAACAATTCAATATCTGGACCCCAGATAATGTCTTTTGTACCACCGCCAACATTAGCTCCAAGAATATCTGCAAGAGTAGAAGAAGCAACAGCGGTAGGTGCAAGCTTATGTTCCAAGCTACCAATCTTCCATACCCTAATCTTATTCATTGCTCCGTCAAGAGCAGCTTTATCGGTAAGCTGTAATCTTTGGTATAGGTTCAAAGGCTCAAATGCAGAATACGTCATAGGATCTGCCCACAATTGCCAGTCATCCTTTTTATAGTAATAGATATCAGTCTTGTCGGGCGGTAAGATAATTTTATTCTTATTGTTTGCGACTGCATTTAGGATATCGGGAGAAATTTTTGTCAGGACTTCTTTGGCGGCAGGGTCTTGGCTTGCTTGCAAATTTTTGATATCTTGCACGAGTCTAGGAGGAAGAGTTAATGCTAGTATCTTATTGTTTGTAAGATTGTGCATCGGTCCTCCAATAGGATCTACCAAGAGAGGATCAATAAATGTATATTTCCAAGGTATCTCATTTTTGAAAATTACGGGATCGTCTGAATCGAATTTGATATCCGCTGCGCCTACGGCTTTTTGCATCTCAAGCCTTTTACGCTTATTGATTTTTGCGGTGTAATGCCTGATCGGGACATTCGCTTCTCTGAAGAGAAGATTTCCCAAACGCTCTGAGACTTGCTTACCATTAACCTGTGAAAACCAATCTTGGTAGAATCTTTCAATTCTTTTATTAGGATGTACCAGTCTAATACCTTGTGCTGCAAAATCCCCCATGAGATCAATAGCGTTATGGATAAGACCAATTCTTCTGTATGCAAACCTAGCAAATGATATGATATCTTTAGGCTTTACGGGCGCTGCCTGATTTGGACGAAACCAATCAAAGTCGGCGGCGCGGAGACCGGGTCCACCATCAGCATATGAGGTCAGACCTCTAAAGTCTCTTTGCACACCGCCATTATGAGCTATCGCATGAGAAGCATCTCTTAGACCGTCTGTGTAATTATCAAAAGCTAA